GTTGCCATTAAAGTACCTCAGTGAATACAAAAGTACCTTGCCAACCTACTTGGTTACGTGCCATGATTACCCATTCTGGGAATGTAGTACAAATAACTGAGTATGTTTCGTCACTTCCTGGCTGTACGTTACCATACCACCAAGGGAATTTGGTATAAGGAATCGTAATGGTAGCAGCAGTGAATCGGTCAAGTGTTTCTGCTCCGGCAATTAGGGTACGTAATTCAGTCCAAGGAATACCATCTGGCACCTTAACTTCAAATCTTTTAGGTTGTGTTCCACGTGAAACTGCACGGACTTGTCCACTCCGTGCTGTAGTAGATGCAACCATCTTTTTTCTATTGATTGAAAGGGTCTCTGCTCTATCAATAATCCATTGAAAACTCATGTCTTATCCTCTTCTCATAGGTGTGCTTCTAGCACCCTGTTGGCTTACTGCGTATATGAAACTTGGGTCTGCTGCAATCATTGCTTTGAAACTCTGTGCGTCTACTGCGTTAATGTTGTAGGTTACATTGGTTGAACCAAGGTCTGATGCAGTTTGGCTTGCTGATGAGATTGATGCTGGACCTCTGATTAATTCTGGACCCGATTCACCTGCGATACCCCATTTTCCAGCAGGTAAATTACCACCAGTTGCAAATAGACCACCAAAGAAATCACCGACATCATCCCAAATAGATGAACCTGAGTTTTTGTCACTTTGTAAAACACCATACGATGAATTACTTGATGATGCACCTGAGTTACCAGTAAAGAAGTTACTTAATCCACCAGTGAAATCATCCCAAAGTGATGTACCGGATGCTGCGTTTGTTACTCCTTTCACGATATTCCCCAATGCGTTGTTATTTGATTTACCTTGTTGTGCGACGCTATTAGCACCACCGTTCATAAGGATTGTGTATACTGGGTTGCTTTGTGTACCCATTACTTTACCACTACCACCTACACCACCTGAACTACCTGAACCACCCATACCAAATAGACCCATAATAGAATCTAAGATACCACCACCACCTGAACTACCACCATTTAAGATGTTGGCAAATAACACAGTGATTTGACTTCTTAGCAATTCTTCTACAACAGTGGCAAGGAATGATTTCCATTCAAACTTACCTTTGACAGCAAAGTTGACAATCATATCTTCCATACCTTTTGTAGTGGTTTTAAAGATGTCTTGTGCCTGCTTCGCAGCGTTAGTCGCGTCTTCAGTATAAGAGTTAAGTGCTTGTTTCCAACCTGTTGCAAATGTTCTTGAGTTATTGTAACCGGCTTCAGTGGCTCTTTTCAATTCATCACTACCCACTGCTGCTGCTTTGTAGTATTCTGCTACAGTACTTGCATCCAATTGTTCACGTGAAATGTTTTTACGTGCTGCTAATGCTCGCAATTCGCTTTCTGCTGATTGGCGTGCGGCTGCATCTATGTCATAATACTTCTTTTCAATCTCAGTCATACCAGATTTAGCAATGTCATCTTGAATTGCTCTGATCTTATCAACGGCTGCGTATTGTTGACTATTTACAAATGCTTTACGTGTTTGTTCGTCTTGTGCTGCTTGAAGTTCACGTGTTTTGTCAATAATCTCTTGCAAACCTTTGGTATTCAAGTCATAATAGGCTTTGGCTTCTTCAATTGGAAGTGTTTTGATACCACGTCTTGCTGCCTCTGCTGCTATTTCTGCTTTGGCTGACTCATTGGCTGCTGCTTCTAAGTCGTATTGTAGACGAATGGCTGCAGGCATTGTGGTTCTGTTGATATCATCTTGAATTTTTCTTAATTCTTTTTGATTATCAACATTATGTTTTTGCGTTGCTTGGATGATGTTATTTTCAGCAATCTTCTTATTCAACGCATCTTGAGCGTCCATTTGTTTGTTTAACGATGCAGTAGTAGCATCGATAATGGCTTGTCTATCGCTTTGTGGTAATTGCTCTACAGTTATCCCGCGTGATGCAGCGATAGAACGCATCTGTGCGTCAGCAGCGTCGTTTGCCGCGTTTCTAATGTTATTATATTGTTGCTGAACTAGAGGTAACCCAACATTGGCAGCATCGCGATTAAGTTTATTGATTTCATCAGTTTTCTTAATACGCATATTCAACAAAGCAGTATCTAATGCATCTGCTTGCTGTGCATTAGTAAGTTTAGTCTGAGCATCAGTTTGATCTTTTAGTAATCGAGTAGTAGCCTCGATAACTGCATTTCTATCAGTTGATGGTATTTGATCTACTGTGATTCCACGAGCGGCAGCAATAGCACGTAACTGTGAATCTGCAGCAGCCTTTGCCGATGCCTCGATATCTTTGTATTTTTGATCTAAATTAGATAAACCAACTTTAGCAGTTTCTTGATTTAATTTTTCAATGGCATCTTGTTGTGCATACAATTGATTTAATGCAAATATACGTTGTTCAGAAGCACGAGTTGCTTGAATTTGCGCATCAGTATCAGCATTAGTTACTGCTAATGCTTCTTCCATTTTTACTTTAAGGTTATCTGTTGCGGTAGCAAGTTCTTTTAGTGTACGTTCTTTATAACCTTGATCATCAACATTGGCAGCAATATCTTTTTCTGCCATTTTTTGCAATTCTTTTACTGAATCACGATATTTGGTAATAACACTAAGTGATCCATTAACTTTTGCTTGTTGTTCTGAACTTAAACCAATACCAGCAGTGGTTTGCATTGTAGAATTATGTAGATCATCATATGATTTTCTAATATCATCTACTGCTTTAGTACCAGCCTTTTGCAATTCCATTTGAGCAGTTGATAATTGACCTGTTGCACCAAGTGCTTTGTTCATTGCTTCAACGGTATCGAAACCCATTGCATTTGCATAATCTAACTGGGCTTGGGCTAAATCATCTAATGGTTTTTTTCCATCACTGAATATAGAGAATACGGATTCAAATATGGTACTTCCTTCTTTGAACATCCCAATTACATATTCAAATGCACCTGCAATTGCTGTCCAAACAGTCGTGAATAATCCACCAACTACTGCCGCACGTGCGAAAATGGCATTTACTGTTTCTGCACCACCAATAAAATCACTTAAGCCAGTAAGAACAGCAGCAACTATCAGTTTTAAACGAGTAAAGACACTCGAAATACCAGTAACACCTTCACCTAAACTAGTGAAAATGTTTTTAAGTAGGACGAATGGTGCTTTTATTGCTTCAAATATGGTAACAATTGACTCACCAAACCAAGCAAATAGTTTCTTTGCTGATTGAACAGGAGATGTAAATGCTTCGAATGCACCAACTACCATTGTTCGTAACCAAGTGGCACGCATACCAAATTCAATTAAAAATGCGACTATTCTACCAATTGGAGCATATAAGGTTATTAATACTAGACCAATGATTTCAAGTGCACTGACTACTGTACTAACAACCTTACCAATATTAATAAATGCAGCAGCCAATTTGAATATAATGATCTCTAAGGCTCGACCAAGATTCATCTGTTCAGCGAATGTATCAGTAACTTGCATAGCAGTTATCTTCATAACATTCATACTTTCAGATACGGTGATATATCGCTTACCCCATGCTTCATCAACAGCACCTTTCGCTTCTTGAATAGATGCAAGAATACCTTTAGATGTGATTTTGTGCTCAGATGCCATTACCCTCAACGCACCAGCCGTAGCATGATAATGTTTTTGTAGTGCATCACTTAATATAGCAGAATTATCTAAAATGGTATTAAGATCATCTGCTTCAGCAGCACCTTTACCAAACATTTGACCTAATTGATTTAACGAAGCAGCAGTTTCAATGGTACTTTTACCACTTAACGACATTGCACGTGATACAGTGGTAGTAACATCAACTAATGCTTTCTGCGTAATACCCAAATCTCTAGTACTACCAGCCATTCTAACGAATGTTTCAGTATATGCCTCAATGGATTGACCAGATTCGATCGCACCTTTCTGCATTATCTTCATCATATCATTGACTTTTTGACCTTCAAGTGTAACAGAGGTCAATTGAGTCTTAAGTTTCGCCATATCATCTGCCAGAGTAGCAAATTCAACTAATGCTGCACTTGTCGCGAGCGCAGCGAGCCTACCTTGAAGTGTAGAAATTGATGCTATGGCTTGTTGGGTATTGACATTAATATCAAATGTAGTACTACTCATATTATCGTCCTTTTAATAGGGTTTCTGCTCTTTGCTTGAGCCATGCCGCGAAAGGTCTGGTCATACCTTGCCTGGCTTGTTTAGATTTACCAGCATCTAAATCAGTTGCATAGTGGTAATCTGCTTTGATAGTTCGTCTATTTTGTAATTTTGTACTGCGTCTTGCATTACCGGTACGAATTGGTGTAAGTTGACGGAATTTAGTCAATGCTTCATCAGGTAATTGATTTAACATTTTGTTAATACCTTGTAATCTTATACCAATACCATCCGATGTTTTGTTGACTTTAATTCCAATCATTCTTCTTCCCTCGCTCGTCTAATCATCTCAATCATATCTGCCTGTGTGGGCATACCTGATTTTGGTGCATTTCCATGTGCTTTGTCGTGTTGGTAGGCTTGATACCTACTTGATATGTCTATGACATACAAATCAAATGAAGTGCCCTTTTCGAGCACCTCACTTGGTAACATTTTATATCGATGTGCTATGTTATCAACTGTAAGTATGCTTTGAACATACCGGTCAGTTTCAAAATCAACCACATCTTCGATTACTTTCCCAACATATCCACAACTTTAGTAATGACTCGCATTAGCAAAGTAGTTGGAAGTGTGTTATCATCTTTAATTAATTGATTTCCCTTGTCATCAAGGATTAAGGTGCGTACAATGTCTAACATTGAACTTGCATCTGTCTGTTCTCGGTTGGCGAGTTTCAAGAAGATGTCTAACGGTTGGCGATCCCATGTGTGGAATTCAATGGGTTCACCGAATTCTTGGATAGTCGCTTCATCATCTAAAATGATGGCAACTAATTGTGGTTTTGATGCGATTGATGCTAAATGTTTCATGCTTATACTCCAATTCTGTTCGATAGTTCGTTTGCTATGATTCTTAAGAAACTTAGCCGACTTTGTACTTTGTTTACGTCCGCTTGTGCGCATTTCAACTCGTTCTGTGATTTTGCTAATTCTGCAGTTAGACTCTGTAAGAGTTCTGCGTCTGTCTTTTCTTCAATGATCTGCATTATCTTTTAGTCCTAAAGGCAGGTGGTGGGTGAATAGCCCACCACCTGTAAGGTTATTAACCTGAGATTGTTTGTACTGTGAAGTCACCAGTAACTGTGATAGTTACAGGAGTTACCCAAACAGGGCTATCCGCAGATACAGTTGGAGCAAGACCAGTGATGTAGCCTTGTCCACAGATCCATTTGTCTAGTGTAGCACCTGCTTCTTCCATTTTTAAGTTGAAAGTAACCAATGTTTTGTTACGTGACAAACCTAAGATACCTTGTGCAGCAACAGTATCGCTTTGAACTGATGCTAAAGTAGTACCGAAGAAGGTTGTTGAGTCAACAACTAAGTTCATACTTACTGAGTTAGTAGAAGTAGTTGCAACTTGTTTTTTCGCAGTAGAGTCCAATTGGCTCCATGTGAATACATCGTTAGATGCATTGATTGTAATATCTTTTAAAGATGGTACAGTCAAAGGCGAAGCAGATAATGCGATAGTTCCAAGCGCGATGCCACTGTCTAATTTCAAGACGATTTGTGATAATGTGCCTGGTGCTGGATTGATATAATTTGCCATAATTTTTGTTCCTTATACAAGTGCTTGGAATGTAAATTCCACGGTTGTCAGCATTAAATCGTCAATGTATTCACTGGTAGATGTAGCATCTTTTCGAAATCCTTTTAAGACTTGAATCGAATCTTTTGCTAATCTAATCAATTGAACAACTTGATTGTAATCTGCTGGTAGTTGTTTTGCGTCAGTTGTGAAGTAAACTCTGATAGTAGTTACTACCTGATCAATATCTCCATCAAGAAGTGGTATGAATGCAGTTTGTTCGATTTGTTCAACATCTACATAAATCTTCTTAACATTCTTGATGAATAGTTCAGTACCATTTGGTTTAAATGGCAACTCTTCTGAAACAGCGAAGTTTTTAAGTTTCAATTGTTTCAAATAAGCAATAATATCGCTTCTCATCTTACTCTCCGTAAATTATAGGTACCTTGTTTGATTTCAGTTGTTTCAACGGTTCCGTCGTTATCGAAATCATACCAGTCACCTAGTAAAGTCAATTCTCCATAAAGTTGGTCTGCTTTGATTCTGTAGAAAGATATCTTATTAAATTCAGAGTTCTCACTATTGCCAAAGTTTGCTACTTTTGGTAGAATGTATTCTGCTAATGCTTCATATACGCATAAGTCAGTAAAGTCATTATGACGTGATAGAATCTTAGCAGAATCAAAAGGCTCAGTGGTATTCAACTTCCATTTGTAGTCTCGATACCACTGGCTGTTTGCAAATTTACTTACGAGTCTTTCAGTTGCACGAACTAAAAGATTATCGATGACACTATCAGAAAGTCCTTCGTTTTCGTCAAACAAACGCTGATCTCTATCGAGAACATCTTGATATTCTGCGAATGAGGTTACGACTTCGTCTTCATAAACAAAGGACATTCAAATCACCTTTAGATTGCTGCGTCAGCAGTTAATTTCAAACCGTGAGTTGGCATAATGATTTGTGCACCGGCTTGAGCAGTTAACACTAAGTCAGTAGCACGTGCTGCTGCTTGACGTTGAGTTTCCAAAGCGATAGTGCCGCGAGCAGCAAGGCCAAAGGCAGATGGCGCAAATACTGCACCTACTGAATCACCTGAACCGTCGATAGCAACTAAGCCTGATTCAAAGATTTGAACACCAGCGATAGTGCCGATGTAACCAGCAGTTAAGATTTGGTTACCCAAATTACTTAATGCAGATGCACCAGAAGTGATTGCTAATTCTTTTTTCAATTGGTATGCTTGTAAAGGATTAACCACTGCGTAGAATGGACCTACTAATTTACGTGAACGTAAAGTAGCAGCCGCTTTTAAGATGTGGTCAACTGTTAATTCTGCACCTGCACCTGGACCGCCTTCGGTTAATGATGCGAATTTAGAGAACAACATTGTGTCAACTGATTCAGCAATTGCACGACCTGCTTGGTCACCCAATTGAGCAAGAACATTACCTTGCGCAGAACCTTGCAACATGTCAGTAATGCGATGTGCAACAACGTGTTCAACTAATGTGATTGTTTGTGAACTTGTGTCAGTATCTTTGAAAGATGCAGCAGATTCATCAGTGATTAAATCAGCAGCAATGTTTGCCCATACAGGAACTTGAACTTGTTTGCCGCTGTTCATAGGAACATCGTAAACAGTTGACAATTGACGTGCAATTGAACTTTCGTATGCTTGATATTGTGCTGCTGCAAGTAAAGGTACAAATAATTCGCTATTAAGCGCGGTTGTGTTATTAGGCATGATTTAAAACTCCGTTATAGTTTGCCTTCGGCTTTCGCCTCGGCGTATAATTTTCTATGGGCTGGATTAGCCATATCCAATTGACTTATATCCAACTTTGTGTTAGTACCAGCACTATGACTGGACTTAGTATTTGTAGTGGCAGGCGTAGGTTGAACAAAGTGAGGATTCGATTGTAAGAACTCTTGTACTAAATCCTGTACACCAAGTGGACTTCCATTGTCTGTGTATCTTACCGTTCCTTTCGAATCAACTACTTCGACTTCACCATCCCCGTTTAAACGAACTTGACCTTGAAGTAGAGTCTTTACTTGTTCAGCGTTAACAGCCTTGAGTTGGCTTGCTGCGCTGAGGATTGGAGTATTGACTTTATAATCTTGAATGATCGCGTCACGTTTAGAGATTTCAGCATCTTTCTTATTTGCTAGTTCCTTTAAAATGGTCTCGAATTCACCTCGTTTTACTGCTTCTTCCTGCTTTTGTTGTTCAGCAGATTGAACCAATTGTTTTAGGTATTCTGGATCACCTAAGCCATCATATTTCTTAGATACTTTATGCTCAACACTTGAACGTGTTTTAGCCATCAGTGCATCTACTTCGGCTTGCGTATAAGTTTTTGCTGTTTCTTGACTTGCAGTGTCAATTACTGTTTGTTCTGTTGCCAATGTTTGATCGGTCATTGTTACCTCGCCTCCAAATGAGTAATTACTATATCTAGTAGTATTTATGCAATATACCTACTACTAGTAGGTATATAATGTTATAACGTTACATCTGTTATCTTTTAGTCTTCAAGTTCACCAGTTTCAGGAAATTGATCTGGATTCATGGATGTCGTATCTTTTAGTGCAGCCAATTCATCTTCATCGAGATCAAGCCAATCTAAAATTGAAATGTCAATGGCTTGTTTGACTCTTGGATCTACTGGGTTAGTATCAGCAGCAATTTTCAAATTGGCAATCTCATTACCAGTGTCTCTGATGTTAAATGCTTTTGGATAGCATACTTCACCATCCCAGGTGGTATCTTGATATGCACAGAAAAGTTTCCACATTTGTTCTTCTGCTAACTCAAGATTGTTTGCTTTTGATGCTAACTTAGCATTAAGCAATTGGAATTCAGTATCTCTTGCAACACCTGACATTACACTAGCAGTATTCGATCTTGCAACACCAACGTTAGCCATTTTGTCAATTGCTTCAATAGAATGGTTGATTGCTTCGTAGATTGCTGATACACTACCACCTGAATACTCTAAAAGATAAGGTTTCAACCCTGAATCCAAATGATCTGGCATGTGAATAATAGAACCTGCACCGATACCTGCATCTGTTTCAGGAGTTTTTACAAGACTCGGATGGCTATCCAATCGAATAGTTTGTTCAATTTCACTCGTGCAGTTGTAAATGAATCTTTGATGGTCTGCGATATCTGAGATATCAGAGACACCAATTCCTCGAACCGGGCTGCGATCATTATACACAATAATAGCGGGAATACTACCAAGACCATTAGGCTCAATGATATCGCTAACCATAAAGCCATCGCGAATATTAACAACACACGTCCGAATAGTGTCTTTGGTCCAGATTTTAACTGTGTGCACATCTCCATTTACATCCTCTAGGTATCTAAAATTAGTTAATTCAAATCGTCCATTAGGTTTACGTGTCCATTGCCAGTCGAGCACTGTCAACGGAGTTAACAGATTCACATAAGGTCTGATGCCTTCTGCAATCTCATCTGCTCTTGTCACAGCATCAATTGATGGTTTAGCCATAACGATCCAAGCATGACCAAATACAGATGCCCAAGTTGCAACTTCACTCATGAATGAGTCTATTGATCTACCTTCAAAATCACAGTCTTCTACAAAACTACCCAACTCAGGAGTGGTAGCAATTCCTCCATAGTTACGTTCTGCGGTTTCACGAAAAAGAAAAGCATTATAAAGAGCAATAATGCCTTTAGCATGATTTTCAAGAGCGGTAGCACGACATCTTGCATTATATTCAAGTTCAGTCTCCAATTGGTAACGCGTCAAGTGGGCTGCGTTTCTGTATTCTTCACCTCCGACGTAACTCTGAAGTAAGTACATCCATTGGTTCTTGTAAGTTGTGTATATGTGATTACCTGCGACAATATCTGCAAGTTCTCTATTGAGTGTTTGAGTAATATCCATTTTGTATCCTTATTGATGACCCCAGCGTTGTGGAGTAATTGGTTCGATATCTCTGCGAATGGGGAATAAGTAATCAATCATATAACCAAGTGCGTCATTCATATGATCGAATCCCGAATCCTTGTCTGGTATCGAAGTACCTTCTTTGTAAACTTGACGTTCCAAGCATTCTATTGTATGCTTACACCGGTTAGCAATAAACAAATGACGAGTATTATTGCTTGCACATAGTCTTGCATTGACTGCATTAATCCGATCCCTCACTGGTGTGTGCTTTTTAGGGCATTTGACAACGAATCCGGCATTTGCTAGAATGTTATTATCTGTGCGTCCACCAGCAGAAGATTTATTCTGATTACCTGCTGGATCTGGATATACAATGATTTTACATTGCGAGTATCTGCTCTTTATTTCTTCAACGACTTCGTCTGTGTTACTACTGAATATTCTGATTTCATCTACCACATTAACTACATCACCATCAATTCGAGCAACGACTGCTGACATTGGATTAACGTTAAAGTCCATACCAACGTGGAGTGTTTGATTGTAGTAAACATCATCTTTTAGTTCATATACATTTGACTTTCTATCGAATCCATAGTATATTTTACCCGAATAAGATTCAAAGGTTGCTTCGAATTCTTGTCTGAACGTTCTCTCGTCTAAGTCTCGGCGTGCCGCCTCGATTTCAGACTGTGAAACGTTACCACCTTGGATAGTAGTGAATTGAAATGATTTCCAATCTGGATTGGTATCTTGATTGTTGAATATGTCGTGAGCCCAATTACCAACACCTTTAGGAGTACCAATGAAAAGGGCATGTCCACCGGTATCAGCCAATGTAGGTCTTAATACCTCAAACCAACTGGATGAATCTTTAAAGTCTGCAAACTCATCTAGTACTAAGAAATGGAGACCAACACCTCGTAGGGAATCTGGATTGTCAACACCCTTTAGTGTAATAGTAGACCCATTGTACAGTGAAATCGATAAGTTAGTTTCATTACTAGATCTTACCCAGTTGAGACTCTTGAGTTTCGTTTTCAACTTTTTCCATACGATTTGTTTCGCTTGTTTGAAAGTCGGTGCAACGTACCAGACTTCAGAGTTGGGCACTGTGGCGAAGCGTGCTAGTTCTCTAATTGCTAAATGAGTTTTACCAAATCGACGACCACAGACTGCTACACGAAATCTATGCTTACAATTGGCAATCTCTTTTTGTGGTATTGATAGACCCATCAGTCTTCATCCGACCAAGGCAGAATTGTTTCTTGTGTTGCAATTGGATTGTCCGATTGTTTAAGTACATTTTTACCCAACCAGATTAGCATCGTAGGATTACCCGTTTCAATTGCTACACGCATTTGAGCACGTCTTAAACGATCTTTCATGTGTTGACGGCCGTTTGACAAGATATCCGCAAAATGGTATCTTAATGTATCATCACTAATACCCATCGCAATTGCTATTTCACAATCAGTAGCACCATGTGCTGCCAAGTCGAATACTCTATCAGGATCTACGGGTACATTGTTACGACCACATATAATATGTGGTTTCTCTACTACAACCTTTTTGTTTTCGGGATTTGGTCCAAGTTTCTTCTTTGGTGGTTGCATGCTGATTGGACCCGAATCGATTGTTTCGTCTGTCATCTTTTAGTCCTTATAAAATTGGAGTGACCCCGCAGTGAATGGCATTACACTGAAGGGTCTTTAACCAAGGAGATTTTAGTTAATTGTTGTAGTCATTCTCTTCTAATAAGTAGATTTGACTTTGTTGAAGTACTTTGATACTCTGTATCAGTACGTTTATGTTATTGGCTTGCTTCTCGACTTCACCTGATAGTAAGTTATGTGCGTTAGCCAAATCGTTAAAGTGTATTACTAATTCGCTGTACTTAGTATTCAATTCTATAAGTTCATCGAATGGGTCAATATAATCATTAGAAAACATGTTCTGGTGCATCCTTCCAAGTAAAAAGTTCTTGTCTGAACTCTATAGTGTCAAACCCATGAAGGTCAGCACATTCGTTAATTGCAGTGGTTAAGTATTCCATCTGATTCAAACTTAGGTCATACTTATAGTCACTTTTCTTTGTTCTAATGTTAATCAAGAAACCACCTAGAAGTGACATTACGGTGTTTTGGCATGATGGTCCATACTTTGCCTTTTTACCTCTACGTCCATATTTTGCATCTTTATCAGTGAATAGGAACTTCGCTTCTTTAGCAGCAGACATATCTGCATAGTATGCTAAAAGATAAGTTGCTCTCTCTAGTAAAACTGGCATATCATATTCATTGATTTGCGCGTATTCATTATTACTTTCCGTGTAACCTTTGTGTGTATATCGTATAATCTGCATTGTCTTCTCCCTGTCGCTGCCAACTCAATCTTATTTTAGATTTCTTGCGAGTTGGTCTTTACGTAACATCAAAGTCACGTTACCTTTTTCCCATGGCAAACGAATATCGATTCGTACTGAGCAGTATTGTTCTGCACCCATACCACGTTGTTCCCATAAAACATCCCAGAGTTCTGCGTAATCATCAAATTCTAGTGTCCAACCTTCTTTACGAAAATTGGCTTGGTTCTTTTGTTGACTGTATGCTTTGTACATAGCATGTCTTCTAGGGCATGGACCACTGATCCACTTATGTGGCATTAGCGTCCCTTTCTTTCTACCCGTTTTTTTCTTCTCTGTTGTTTCTGTCATCTGTCTGTCCTGTGTTGATTACCGCATTCTATATTAGTATTTAGCACAGAATGCGGTAATAGTCATTTAACCGTGTTTTTTCATCAATTCACGTATAGCAAAAGTATTTGATGTACGTGCTTTTCGAATCGCTCGCTGCTCTGCAGTCAATGGGTTCACTTTAACTTTAGGTGTTTTAGTAAGCGATAGTATCATGATTATATCCTCAAATTAGAATTAAGTTACCCTCTTCGTCAGCGGGTAGTTTGCGCCAGCCAGTCGCGATGTAGTACTGAGTTAATGCTTCATCGACTGTCATCTCGTTGTTTACTATGGCTGCTGTGTATTTTTCAGCAGCAGGTAATCGATAATCCACGTACTCATCTCGACTTCTTAGTGTACCGCATTCGTATGTAGAAATCAAGTCTACGTGTTTGAATTTACTGAAGTCGGTGATGTCTTCATCCAAGTTTTCTAACATGCCTTCAAGTACTTTGCACATAAGATCTTTGCATTTACCTTCTTCATAATGTGCGATCTCTAAGCCAGTTAGTTTTGCACCTGTTCCACTACGTGTTGATTGAAATTTGTTCATTTTTAATCTCCTTTGATTATCGTGGGAGGGCTCATTGTCCCTCCTCTTAAATGTATTTAGCAGTAATGCTTAAAAAAGCCGTGTTATGCTGCAAAAGCGAGTAAATCGATATCTCTAACTGGATATACCCAACCTTCTTGTTCACCTGCATCATATAGTACTGTGCCAGTGAATTCATATTCTCCGCATTCACATGTTACTAATACTGGGTTACCATCTTCATCGGTGCACATGGCTTCAAAATATCCATTTGTATCACCGATTGAAATATAGTATTCTATTACTTGTTCGATCTCAAAGATGTTTGGTAATCTATAACCAAGACTAAAACAATATAGTTTTGCATCTTCATATTGAAGTTTCATGTATGAATCTTCGTTGTGTTTCAAGAATTCGACGTAGTCTAAAGTAATTGGGTTCATTGTAATCTCCTTTGTTGTTAAATGTATTTAGCACTTTTCTTAGAAAGTGAGGTTATTATACCACAGTTTCAGGGCTTGTCAAGTAAATAATACATGAATTACTTAAAAACTTATATTAATTTGATCTGCATGGCTGAACAACGAGAAATATACGAATATACTGAATCACATCATATAATACCTAGATCGTTTGGTGGATGTAATGAACCTTGGAACCTTGTCCGTTTGACTCTTCGTGAGCATCGATTGGCTCACTTACTACTATGGAAAATCTATGGAGAGAATCAGATCTTTTCTGTAGAGTGCTTTTACGACCATAATCGTTTTCGATTCTTTCCATTAAAGACTATGCCGCGATTCGTTAGGAGAGCAATTGCCATTCGAAAGGCAGAATTGAATCGTACTAAATACTGACATGAGAACAATGGCGTTCTCTAAACAAATTTAAACACGGAGTTCTCACCATAGTTTGCTTTTGTTTCGCGTCTTTGATGAAGGGGTTCCTCATAGATGTTTTCCTATAATTGATCATGTTAATGTTTAAAACCCAGATAGTTGTGTTGGCTATCTGGGTTTTTCTTTGTTAGATCGTATGGTCTGCTTTGAACCGCATCCTTTGTGGTTTGATGTTCTTAGTTTGCCAGTGGGCAGCAAAGATGGTTGCTACGTAAGGATCATCACAAATAAGGTTCACTTGGCTGTGTACTTCTAAAAGATCATCAATAAACTGATGGAACTTCATGTAGACACATTCTGCAAACTCCATACGGATTCTGTTTAAGGGTACAGTTGGATGGGTTAAAGCAAATGCAATAAACTCTAACTCTGTATCAAAAGACTCTTTAAGATGGACTGTAGGTGTTTTCATAGGACAACCATCCCTTGTAACATTGGTGTGATATGCTGTTCAATCGGAACATTACCAATTCGTTTCATTGCAGTTTCCTTATCTTCTAGTATCATAGGAATTCGTTTCATTTTGAAATCATAACGGTCTGCAAGTATATCTAATACTTGTTGTTTTTCTTCCAATGTCTTGTATTCACTAATCAACGAATTTCCATGATGTTTAACCAACACCTTCAATTGAGTGTTAGGTATAATCTTGTTACTTATTGGATCGATAGAAACATATGGGTTAACGAAG